TCATAATTAAAATCCTTCAGGTTTTGGATACTTAGCTTTAACAGCTAGGCATTTTTGACGATATTCTTCTAAAGCTACTTGGTCATTTTTTACCCAAGCATCAACAAATTCGCCTAATTCTGGATAGCTATAAAGACGTTTACGATAGTAATCTTGAGCATCAAACATAGCTTGCGTTTGAGCTTCAACTAATTTGTCTTTTTGCTTATCGGTAATTAGCTTATGAGTTTTAGGAATAGCGTGATCTTGCGAGCCATCGGCTGCATAAGCATAAACAAGACCATCTTTACCTTTATAGTGTTTCATCATTTATCCTTATATTAACTCGTACCAACCTAGCGCGCCGCCGCCCATATTAGCCAGCATATAAGTAGCCCCGGGAGGCACAATACAAGGCATATTAACTGAGTAGCCGCCGCAACCGTTAAACTGTGCAGCCCAATGAGAAATTAAAACGCCATTGATATAAATGTATCCTTGACCACCGCCATTACAACCAAAGTTACCTTGAACTTGAATAAATTTACCAGTGGTATTAGTATAAGTAACGCCTTGTGATCGTGAGCCTGTTACATCAGTCCAAGTAGAACCGATTACTTGCGCTGGCACTGGCGCTTGTGAAGTCCAAGTAGAACCATTAGATGTTAGAACATTGCCTACGTTTGAAGGCGCTACGGTTTGCGGTGCAGAAATGCCATTGCCCAAAAGGACATTGTTAGCCGTCAAAGTGTTAGTGCCAAGGCCGCCAGAGGCAACTGCTAAAGGAGGTACAAGACCTGAAATCGCGCCACCAGTAATGCTTACCGCATTAGAATTTTGAGCTGCCATTGACCCCAAAGACGCTGGGTTAAAGAATGGGTTTAGCAAAATCCACTTACCATACACGCTGCTATAGATCATTTCACAAACATAGCCAGCGCCGGGTATATCGCCGGGCAATAGTGGCAGATTGTTACCCTTGACGATAGTAGTCGTGGCTGTAGCAGTGCTGCCCAAAGTCAAAGTTAAATTTGGAGTAGTCGTACCGTTGGCAAAGCCCGCCTTAAACATCAAGAACAAGCCGTCAGATAGCGCAGTCAAAGTTGAAAGAATTGTTACCGCGATAGTATCTGATGCGCCGGTAGCAGTAGCATAGGTATAGAACTGTTCTTGCAATTGAGCTGGGCTTAACGCAGAAGATTCACCTGTCGCTGGGTTCAAAAGAACATAAGCATCATAGACAGGACTCCACGCCATCCACATTGGATATCCACTACTTGCAATATCGCCAGCAATTAAAGGCTGGTTATTGGATTTAACGATTGCTTTGGTTGCTAAAAGCGTAGAACCAATGGTTAAAGCCAATGTTGCACCGCTGGTATTGGTAGACGCAGCTTGCAAGGTAAAGGTGAAATTGGTAGGAATGGTTGATAAATTCGATGGAATCGTAGCGGCTAAGGCGTTAGCGCTGCCGGTTGCAATTGCAAAGTCATAAGTACCATTCTGATACTGGTCAAGCTGGATGTTATTCTGAATACTTCCAGCAGTGAAATACATTCCAGCCAAGTCATTCGCCAGCCAAGATTGAGCAGTAGTGCCTTCTTGAGCGCGAACAATAGTTAGGGTATCCCCTGATCTAGCTGTCACCAATACGATTTCGTTCAAAAGACCAGTGGCATTATCCACAAAAGTCATCTTAAAGCCTTGTCCAGTAGTAGGAGAAGGGAATAATGAGCCTGTACCTGAAGCAAGGACAGCAGTAGTCGATACGCTAGAGAGAGGCGCGGCTAGAGTTGATTTAGCATTATTAGCAAATAAAAGAATAGTCATCGCAAATCTCTTAGAAAGTTACGTTGTAAGTATAGCCGATTGGGAGCTGTAAAACACCTGCCTTAATGGCAGATTCCAAAATTGGAGCTAGATCGGTAGGAATTAATGGGGTATATAAAGTTGGCGCGTTTAATGGCACTTCATTCAAATCAAAACTATCTAAAAGCGCTCCGCCCTTCTTAATGCTGACACCGGGCGCAATACGAATTGTGACTACATCCATAGCATCCATAGTGACGCTAATTTGATAGGTTTCGTCAATATTGTGAGATACGCCATTAACGCCAGACAAAAAGCGAGCTACGCGGCGTTTTAGCCAGTTGATCGTAAACTGAAAGCCATCGCCTTTATAGAAGTTCCAAGTAATGCAACGCTTGAAAATATCGTCGGTGACTTGATAAAAGTCAGTAGGGGCTATTCGCACATTTTGGTTATAGGGGACTTCATTTAGATGAATGGTGTTATAAACGCCTTTATCGAAATAATCCCCTTTTGGTAATACAGGGCGGGTAAAGCCATATAGCCCTAAAGCAATCCACTCCAATAAAACACCACTCTTAGTAGTGTAAATCGGTAGATTTAGCGTGTTTATCTTATCTAGATTGCTTTGTGATAGCTCATTATAGGCGGTGAAAAACGCTTCTAAATCAGGATCACCATTGTATTGTTGGTATAGATAGCTAGGAAGAATCTTGCTAATCATCTATTAGCCTTGAGTAATAACAATAGAAGCGTTGTTTGTTTCAAAGTAAGACTCAGGATCGCCATAAATCAGGCCTGTGCCGGCGTCTGGCGGTACGTCAATACCGTTAATTGCTACCGTAAAGACCATGCGTGAAAGCAATGGAGGCGGAATAACCGCTGCGATTGCTGTCTGAAATACGTTTTGCAATTCAAATACGTTGATTGGCTGGCCGACATAAATGCTGTTAATGTAGTTTGCCAAGGCGGGCTGGCCTAGTTGAGCCACTGCTGTTGGGGATACATAGTTGGTTGAAGTTGTATTCCAAGTCAAAGCAATATTGACGGTTTGCTGCGGTGGGCTTACAAACGTGATTTGATAAGTATCCGGATAATCATTAATGGATACAGTGATATTGCGTAAGTTTGGAGTGACCACGCCGCCGCCAGTATAAGTGGCATAGCTAGTAGTGTTTACCCCTAGACTGAAAGTTGTTTCGGAAAGAACCGTAATAGTATAAGTGCCGTTGTAGGCTGTAACGGCTGATCCGCTAATTTGAATTACTTGGCCAGTAGCATAGCCATGATTTAAGTTGGTGGTTACTACGCCCGGATTGGCCTTCGTAATAGACGTTGCCAACAATACCGAGCCAATTAAATCGCCTAAATCGAACAAACCTTTAAAAATGGCGTTGGCCACTTCATAAGGATCACCGCCGCCGACAATAATGGTATACAAGTCACCAGAAGCCTTGATTGCGATCAAACGCTGCTGAACGCCAGAAATGCGGCCTAGCAAAGTTTTGAGCAATGTTGGTGTGCCTTGGCATACTGCTTGTCCAGCTTGAATTACTTGAGCTTGATAGGCTTGTAAAGTTTGAGCTGCTTGGCCGGGGACACCGGTGACTTGGTTTGTACAAGTAACAGTGATACCAGACGGAATAGAGGTAACAACTTGGGTGACAGTGCCTACTGGAACAGCCCATGAACCTTGCTGGACAGCCAAACAATAGAGAGCTGCGCTTTGGCCAGAAGTTCCAATGATGCCGCCATCTTGAACGGTATATTGATGCGTACCATCGGATACAGTAAAACCTACTGGGATTACAAAACCAGCATCGCCAATAAAAGTTACATAAACAGAAGTATTTGCGCCTATGCCGCGTTCAACACCATAGACCGCGCCTAATTGATAAAGCAAGAAAGCATTGGCAGTGTAAGGGCTAATAGAGTTAATCAAATCAACATAGGCCTGATCTTGAATAACTGCTGCACCCGCAGCCGTAGACGCCATATCTTCAACTAAAGAACCGGGAAGATTGGCTGTAAGGCCGGGGGATAGTGTAGTAGCAACAGCAACTAATTCATCACGAATGACGGTAGGATCGGTTGTAACTGCACCTGCGCTTGTCAATGTACTCATTTATGTTGCCACCTGTGATTGAACGACTGTTCCATTTTGGAAAATTGCTGAGATATTGTAAGTCGGATTGGCTGCGTTTAGTTGTTTCACAACAGTCAAAGTAGCGAAATAAGGCGCATACTGAGATTGCGTTCTGTTAACCGCAGCGTCCGGTGCAATTTGACTCATTACAGAATCATGGGCTGGAAGGCCGTAGTTCCCATAAAAAGGGCTTTCATTCTGGTTAAGACGCAAAGTTTGAGCCAATGTAGCCAGCCAAATATAGCCAATTTCATTAACTTGAACCCATTGCCCAGTATTAGTTTTACCGTAAGTTCTCATGTTGGCGTTCCTGTAGTACCACCACCAGTTTGTACCCCACCATGCGTATGAGTGCTACCGACAGCTTTACCATTATTTGTAAGTGTGCCAGTTTGGGTGAAGTTACCAGTTTGATTGATATTTCCAGTTACGTTCATAGTTCCGCCAGTTCCGCCACTGATTGCAAAACCATCATTGCCAGTAATGAGGCCATTAACCGTCAAATTACCGTTCATTGTGGTATTGCCATTATTTACAATTAAATTACCGCCAGCAAGGTCTATTATAATTCCATCGTGATTTAAAGTCAGCTTTACATCTTGGTCTTTGGTAGTTATTTCAACGCCATTGATGCCATAAAGAACCAAATATGTACCATCTACAGTAAACCAATTCTTATTGCTAATTGGTACGAAAACAAGGCCGCCAAGGTTACTTGGGCTACTCAAGGGGGCTAACCCTAATCCAAGTCCTGAAATGCCGCCTAGCCTCGTATTGGCTGCAATGCAGATACCTTTATCGCCGATTTGTACAGGTAAGCGGGTATATTCGCTTTCGGCAATTGGACAAGTTACTGGAGGAATTGTGATGTTTTCACTATCTACTTCAAAGTTGACCGTTACGATTGCGCCATCTACGGCCACAACGGAACAAGGCAAAATCTTACCAAGGCCTTGTTGATGATCCTCAATTTGACGTTCAACCGTATTATTAAGCGATACGGCAAAAGGGACTTTTTGGGCTAAACTCATTTATAGAATTCCAGATGGTAGTGGGCTTGGTATTACACAATTTACTACAGTTACCCAACTATTAGCATCAGCTTGTCTACTACTTCCAACATGACGGATTTTACTAATTTGAAATACGCCTTGAAAAGAAATATTATCTCGATTCTGAGAAAAACTATTAATAATGTTGGTTGTTGGTGTTCCTTTTGGAAACGTGATGTAATCATTGACGTTCAAATCGCTTCGCATGACCAACTTGGCTTGGATTTCGCTTACGTTAAGCCAAGTCAAGTTTCCGATGATATCGGTAAATTTAATATTGTTTCGCGTTGCCGTTTTAGCTGTACCATCGCTTAAATTAAAACCATCTGGTGTTAGGGTAATCCCTACCCCTAAATAACTTTTATCTGTAATGATGGCTTTGCTGTAATCATACATTTGCTTTGAGAATTTCACTAAGCTATCGTATTTACCTTTTTGATCTTCGGTATAGATTAAATTTGGGCTAAGAGTACCGCTAATTGGTACATTGGGATAAGCAATGCCAAAAGCTGTCCGAATGGCTGATTCTAATGTATCGCCTTTTGTCCATGTCCAAGGTAAGTTCACTGGATTAACTGGTGATCCAATAGCCGAGCCAACCACCAAATCAAGGCTAATCTCATTACCTTGCCAATTGGCAAAGGCTTGCAAAATCACGCCATCAATTACTAAGCCCGCTTGGGACGGCTGGGCAAAAGGCAAGCCTTTAGTCATACCTACTGAAATCTTAATCTTGGCAAAATTATTGGCCTGATAGTCAGGATTCAAATTTGAAATTTGACTGATATCTGCATACGAGATGCCATAGATTCTAAGCCAGCTATTTTGCGCTGTTTGATGATAAAGCTGCTGATAAAGGTCTAACTCCACTCGCAGCGCAGCCCCATTATTGGTTCTTGAGCTACTTAGCGTTGAATAAGTAATTGGCTTACCCGAAATTGGGGCTATGGCAATTTCATAAAAACGCATTATGGGGTTATCTCAAAATTTTGGCTGCTTACACGATAGAGCAGCGTTGAAGTTGTAAAATAGCCAAAAAGCAGGTTTATATCCGCTTCATTAGGTGACCCAATAATTGGACGGCTAAAAATCAAATTGCGCGCATTGTCATAAATAGAAATGTAATAGCGTTGGCCATAGGCGTTCCAAGTGCAAATCGCTACATAAGTAATTCCATCCAAAGTTGGATTGAATTGAAAATTTGCAGTTGACGAAGGATTAAAGTTAATTAGCGTAGTCATAGTTAATCCGCAAAAGAATTAATATCTATAGGTGGGGTTTCCGCCCAGCTTAGATTGGTTGCGCTAATTGGTAGGCCATTAGAAAATTTATTCATCAGGTTGCCCAAGACTTGTTGCGCGCCTGATTGGGTAATCAAAGGCTGCACAAAATCCCATTGATACATCAATTGAACTTGCTTATCACTTGGGCTACTGATATCGCGTAGATTGGTTAGTAAGCAATTGGTATAGGTGTACGCGGGGGT